CTTTAGTAAGAGTTTTGATACTATTGTTCCAAGAACGAATATCTGCATTATTATTTGAAATAGTAGAATTAAGAATTGTGATCTGAGCATTGATCTTGGTAATTTCTTCAATACGAGTATTGACACTCAGAATCTCTTGTTCAAGAGTAGCAAGTGCGTCATTAATTTCCTTGGTCTTACCATCTCTAGTTTCAATAGTTTTACTTTTGAAGTCATGATCAATACCCTGCTTACATGTAGGGCAATTGTCATGATCGTGGAAAAACTTAATTTCACGCTTGAGATTCTTGATCTTTGTTTCAAGTTGAGACTCAAGTTCGATTAACTTTGACTTTTTCTTGACTATTTTATCTTGATCCGCAATATCCGAATTAAGTTCTTTTATTTTGGATACAATATTACTTGTTTCAATCTCGGTTTGATTAATCTTTTCTTCGAGCTCACTAAGTAGATCTTGCTTAGTTTGAATAAGCGAATCGTTATTTGTTCGAAGTGACAAGATATGCTTGTTTTGCATCTCGATCTTCTGTTCAATTAACTCAATCTTATATTCGGAGTCTCGAATTGCATTCTTATTGAGATTAATCTTGTCACGAAGCAAAGTATTCATAACAGAAAAGATCTGAATATCAAGTAGATCTTCAATAACAGTTCTACGTTCACCTGCGGATAGTTGCATGAATGGAACATAATTAGCCGAGCCAAGAACTACAATCTGAGTAAATGACTTATGATTCATTTTTAGAATTGTTTTCTCGAGCATTTCTTGATACTCGCGAATGTCGGAATTCTGATTGATCATAGTATCATTTAGATACACTTCAAAGACATTAGGCTTGATGCCTCTACGAACCAGATACTCTTTTTTGCCGATAGAGAACTCAACCTCTACCAGCATTCCTTTACCTGTGATGCTGTTAATTAGTTGTGGCTTGTTAATATTCCGATATGGTTTACCATACAAAACAAATGAAAGCGCTTCAATTAATGTAGACTTACCAGCACCATTCTCACCAACAATCAAAGTTGATTTTGATCTGTTGAGAATGATTTCTGTAAATTGATTGCCCGTGGATAATAAGTTCATCCATCGAAGCTTTTTAAATAAGATCATTTTAGATCATCCGTCAATTCTTGATTTCTATGAGCGTAACCAACTTCATAAGCCGCTCTGAGCCACTGGATCATTCGCTCATTGGACCCGGTTGATCCTTCTTTATGATGATCACAATCATCAATAAATCGTTCAATCCGGAGACTATATCCCTCAATCTCTTCAAGCCATTCAGTAAGAGTCATTTGTCATCTCCGTTATCATTCTATGCTTAGAGCTTCTGCGTATAGATCAGACAAGAACGCATCCAGTTTATTCTTGTCTACCTTAGTTTCAATATTACTACTAAACTTACGTAAAATAGTTAATGTATCTTCCGCCTCATCAATAATATCAGAATCATCCTCAAGGTTCAAGTTAAGGCTATCCTCTACTACCTGAAGATCAAGCACACCAGCCTTTTCAATTTTATTGATGTACATATCAAACCAGTAAGGATTCAACTTATTGTGGATCACCACCTTGACATATGTTCCACGAAATGCTTCTGCATCAATGTCGAGTACATTATCCATATCCCCAAGTGAATCATCATAGTGGATCTTATGGAACATCTTATACGGATTCTCAATAAATGTCAACTCTCTTGTGTCTGTATCGAACACATGAAAACCTCGTGGATCATTCCAGTCAGACCAAGTCATTTCGTATGGTGCACCAAGATAGTGAATGTTACCACGAGATGACTTGTGATGAAAATGACCTGACATAACGGTATCAAACTTTTCGAATGGCTTAGTGCTAAATCCGTGATCATTTACAGAACCACGATACATCTCAAAACCTGCCAATTCAAGATGACCCATCACAATTTGTGACTTTGTGTCCTCAAGAAACTTCATAGATTCTTCATAATTACCAGAACAGATCCAAGGAATAAAAGCAATTTCAGTGGTATCAAACCTTACATTCTGTGGTGAACTATAAACGCTGATTGATTTATAATCTTTCAATAAAAGATCCGGTGAGTTTACGTCATTTACATTTTTAAAAAAGGTGTCATGATTACCCACAATAACATGAAGATTGAGCTTATTCTTTTCAATCTGGTCAAACCAATAAGTTCTGCATAGTGCTAGAGTATTAAAGTTGATATATTTACGGCGATCAAATGTGTCACCAAGATCCACAATAGTATCAATGTTATGTTCTTTCAGATAAGGAAAGAAACAGTTGGTATAGAACTTAGCAAAATAATCAGCAAATGCAAGATTGTCACCACGAGCACCAAAGTGTTGATCTGTAATTAATGCTAATTTCATTTCTTATACGTCTTGTTATAGGTTGCAATTGCGGTTTCACATGCTTCCTTCACTTTGGTAAGAGTCTGCATATTATTAAACTTAACTTGAGCCGAAGTGGTTGGATCCAACATAGAAACTATTGCTTGCTGAATGATTGGTGGTAATGAATCATACTTCATCTGAATCTCCGATAAACTTTTCGATTCCTTTCTTCTTCTTTGCGGACTTGAGATCTTTTTGCTTTTCAAATTTCTCAATTAGATCATTAGATCTACCATCGTTCAAATGAACATACACAGCATTAAAATGAGCGGCATCATCAGATGATAATTCAACTAGAGTATTCATTACCGATGAATTTACTAGGCTTTTCTGTTTGATGTACTGTTGCTTTTGCTCACGCTGAATACGTCTAAGGAATGCGTAATAAATGATTGTTGTAAAATAAGCGAATGGGTTTTTTGATTTGTCTGGATCAAAATTATGTAGATACATCAGACAGTTTTCAATACCATCTGAAATCATCTCATCCTTGTATGAATAACCCGCAAAGTTTGGTTTAGTGGCAAGCCTATTGGCTATCATGTAAATAGTCTTGCCGACATATTCTGAAACTCGAGGTAATTCTGAACCTTGTTTCTTTGCCTCTGCTAATTGATTTAAGTAAATAATCATCTCAGTATATAGTTTTTTATTATCTACATAATGAGTTCTTGCTTTCGGCTTCTTGTATGGTTCAGTGACAGGTGTTTGATTGTCCGTGATAGTCGAAGTCATTATCAGTCTCACTTTCCTTTAAAGAATCCATGTATTGCTTATAGTATTTAATAAGTTTCTCATTAGGATTACAAGCCATTATAACATACTTATGATTAAATGTAAACAACTCATTTTCAACCCATGTCATATATGGAATGAATTTAACAATACTATATCCATCCGATGTATAGTCTTGCAAAATTTGAACGGGATTCAATAGATTTATATAGTCTTCTTTAGACTCCAATTCACCTATTAGTTCTTCTCCAGACACAAGTTTAATACTTAGATAGTCTGTCATATGTTTACCGTAATGATATCGTATTCAAACTGTTCAGCATCATAGATTTTACATCTTTCGACAAAATGTTTGAGCGTATAGTTCTGATATGACTTGATAGACAAGTCGTCTATAATGTCGTACAAAATTGCTTCTTCCTTTTCCTTATGCATACGTAGCATACGTCCAATTGACTGAAGTACTTTAATCTTAGATTTGGATGGAGAAGCAGCAATCATATGATGCAGTTTATTTATAGACACACCGGTAGATGTGGTACCTAATGATGCAATCAGTGTTGCATTGTTTTCATCTTCAATAGCATGTCGAATCCGTTCTCGTTCTTCACCTTTTACACCACCGTCGATATAAAAAACATTGTGCTCGGATTCAGCCTTAATGGCATCATATAATAGTTTGCCATGATCCACAATCCTGAAGAAGAGGAGTTTATTTCCTTTGAGTGAAAGTGTGAGCCGTTTGATGAATTTGTTTCTAGCCTCGCTATTGACGAGAAAGTCAATTTCTTCCTGGTATGTTTTTCCTCGTACTTCTTTTGCCACGTCAGGGCTGTATTTGAGGATAATACATTTGATTTTAAGCTTAGCAACGTATCCTTGGTCCATAAGCTCTTTAGTAGAGATTGATTTATACTTCGGGCCAAAAAGGCCCTCAATTGTGGCTTCATTGAGAGGTTGTCCATCGAGAGTTCCTGTAGTTCCAAATCGGTACTTACAGTTCTCGAGACTACTGAGTATTTGTATGAGACTGGTAGCTTTACATCCGTGGGCTTCATCACCAAATACGTAGCCAAATTGTTGGTACCATGGCTTGGGCATTTTTGACTTTCCGTTATTAAGGGACTGCCAAGTGGTAAT